TTGTTGAAATTATGCGAAAAACTTTAGAAAAAGCATCTAAGATTGCGACCTTGTCACCTCGTGAAATCGCGAAAATTCGCGCTAGAATTCAACAAACCGTCACAAATGCTCAAAAGGACATAGATTTAGTGCTAATTGGCGAGAAAAAATGGACTCCAGTTCAGTTTAATCTCTACAAATTGCTGTTAAATAAAATAGTTCCAGACATTTCAACGACTTACGTAGAGCAAAACGACAAAACAACTAGGCGAATTAGCGGTTTATCGCGTCAAGAATTGGAAGAAATGGTAGCGGAAAGACTAGTAGCTAGTACGAAACCTATTAACGAAACCCTAGGAAAACCGCCATTTTTTGACGATAAAACAGAAAATGGTGACAGTGACACCGCCAAAAATGAATAAAATTTGGGCCATATCGACCCAAAAAAACGGGTTATTTTTGTTGTCCTGGGGGGGGCTGCTGCCCAAAACCCCCAACGCGATTTTTTTTTTATGATTAACTTAGCGTCTTTCGTGCGCTATCAAATTTTTGGAGTTGCAGAATGGGCGAAGTAGTTAGGCTTCATGTTCATAAAAACAAACGTCGGAAGCGTCTACGCCAAGAAACCCGCGACACACTTCTCTCAACAGCAAAGCAGATAAGGCGACACATCCCAATCGATGGTTATGTACTGGTTGGCTTCACTATAAACCCCGGCGGGAACATCTCGCACCATGTTCATTTCGATGTGCCCACTGCCACCCTTACATATGTCTTACCTCAGATGGCTCAACAAGCAATCTATGCAGCAATACAAGAACTGGAGGACAAGTAATGTCTGTTAAGAACACCCAGCGGGACCGCATCAACTCAAACTGTAGCCCAGAGGAACTTGGTAGAGCTATAGCTGGGATCGATCTGGCTTCCATCCCGCCAGAGAAACGCAAACAAGCTATCACTGAACGTCTGGTAGAGGTCATGCTTGCCACAACGGACAGTACAGAAGAGCGCAGAAAACCAAATTTCCAACTTGCACTCGATACATACGGTCAGTTGCGCCGCCGTAGAGCAAGATCACAAATCATCATTTAAGGAGATCGCCATGATGAAATACTTTGACAAAGCACAAGAGTGGTTTGGCAAGCAGAAGTCTGTCGTACAGATGGGCATCATCTTCTGCCTAGGGTTTATCATAATAGCTACGTTTATGTCACTCGCCACCTAACGCATGTCCAAAAACCAAAACGCCCCAGAGACCGGGCAACTCGTTTCAGAGATGTCCGACGCAGACCTTGCGTCCCTACTTCTGCAAGTTCGCGCAGCGGAAGAGGGCTTTCTGGGTTTTGTCAAACTCATGCATCCAGAATGGAAGATACCGAAGTACCAACTCGACTTTATAGAGTTACTCGACAAGCTGGAGCGACGGGAACTGCTAAACAAGAAGGGCGAACCTGTATACAACCTTCTGGTTAACATGCCTCCAAGGCATAATAAGTCCACTCTCGCCACCAAGCTGTTCCCAGCTTACTGCATATGTCGCTCTCCTTGGTCGAAGATCTTGGTATCCTCCGCAGCAAAAGACCTTGCCGAATCCTTTGGCGCGGAAACCCGTGCCTATTTAGAGAACCCGCACACCAAGCTTGCTTTTCCTCACGCCTCTATATCAGCCAAGACCGGAGCAAAGGCCGATTGGCTTACCGATCAGGGAGGTCAGTACTTAGCTCTGGGCCAATCAGGCAACACCATCGGACGACCAGCTAACTTATTAATTCTCGACGATCCCTATCCCAATAGACAGGCCGCTGAAAGCCCAACCCAGAGAAACGCGATATGGTCATTCTGGAACTCTGCGCTCTGGCGTAGACGTGAACCCGACAAGTTCAATCGCCATCCCATTACTATCGTCATTCACACAAGGTGGCATCCATCCGACATCACGGGTACTATATTAGACAGCCAAGACTTTGCCGAAGGCTTCTGGCATCACGTCTTTTATACCGCCATTACTAAAAAGAAACGCCAAGGACGTCTGCCCGAAGAAACAGCATTGTGGCCAGCACGTTTTCCTATGGATTGGTTGAAGCGCGAAGAGCGTGCTGACCCACGCGAGTTCGCATCGCAGTACCAACAACGTCCATATGTGGAAGGGGGCAACCTTATCAGGGGAGCTTGGTGGGGAAGCTTTGATAATCAGCCCGACCAACTTCCGCGCATGGCTCAAATCATCATTGGCGTAGACGGTGCTTTCAAAAAGACAGACCTCTCAGATTACTCTGTAGCCATAGTAGCTGGTCTAGCTCAAGATGGAGACATCTATATCCTCGACATCATGCGCGAACGCCTCGACTTCCCAGAATTGAAACGCGCTCTCATACGTCTCAACAACCAGTGGCGAGGACGCGGCCTCACTTCGATGTACATCGAGGACAAGGCATCTGGACAGCCAGCTCTCCAAGAACTCAAACACCAAAGCGGCCTCTCCGTAATCCCATACAAAGTCGTCTCGGACAAAGTATCGCGCATGTCAGCCGTTACCCCTCTCATAGAAGGTGGCAGATGCCTGTTACCCACGAACGCCCCGTGGCTAGAACCGTTCATAAAAGAGTGCGAACAGTTTCCCAACGGGTCTTACGATGATCAAGTCGATGCGCTCTCAATCGTCTTGGACATTCTCGCACGCACACCAATAGGAAATGCGGCCGACTTTTCAGTCGATCAGCTTGCAACGGAAGACAGTCTCCTCAAACAAATCCAATCATACAGAGGCTACACAGACGACCCCTTCTCCAACGGAATAGACAGACGCATGAAGAAGAACGTCTTCTCCGAACAACTTTATTCGAACGCATTGGGCGAATAGGGACGACAATCCACCTAAAAGAAAGACACTAAGCGCATGGTAGAACTAACATCCCCCACGGCTCAAGCGCACATCCCAGACGACGGCATGATCGTTGACTTGTCTATGCACGCCAACAAGCTCATGGCCAACCAAGACATATCGATGGACCTCACCGATGAGCAGAACAATCGTCTCGTTGAGTATGTGCGTGAAATCGAGCGTATGTCTTACAGCCGCATCTCCCGACGCTACGATCACTGGAAGTTGGCAGACCGCGCTCACGATGTTTACGTAAAAGCAGACGCCACTCGCTTCCGCGAAAAGGCGGTCATTGCAGATACCCGTGCTATAGCCGACACCGTCCTCACGTACCTGATGGCTGCTTTAGGTGGTCGGAACCCCATGTTCCAGCTCGAAGGATTAAACCGCAAGTCACGCAAAGCGGCCGCTATTCTTGAACAGGTCATGCACCAACAAATGCGTAGAACGGCTGGTGAGGCACGTCTCGCACAACATCTGCTTGACTGCATACGCTATGGCTTCGCACCCACCAAAATTACGTGGGACGCCAAAACAAATACAAACAAAATCACGAACTTCGATCCACGTCGCGTCTTCCCCGACCCTCGCGTTCAATGGGGAGATTGGGAAAACCTACAATACTGCGTCTTCACCTCGACAGGATCATACGACGCACTCGTACAAACTGGGCTGTACCCAAAGCTAAAGTCAGACAAGAAGTACCGCTACAAGATGACATCTGACCAGCAAGCATGGGAAGCTCACCGCTGGCATCAGGAAGAAGGACGTGGCCTATCGATAGACCCACTGCAACCCAACGAAAGATCGACAGGTCGCTCAAACTCATCCTACTTCTCACTCGGAAATGCACGTATCATCGACGAAGCATGGGTGAAGTTAGCTGGATACCAAGTCGGGATGCCCAATCTCGACGTGATCTGGCTCCTAATGACCGTCATTGACGAAAGTCTCATCATAAGGATGCACCTCAACCCGTATGGACGCCAGTTCCCCGTAGTAATAGGCGGCTTATTCCACGATAGTCACAAGACATACGCCCAATCGCTCTACGATCTACTCCTACCATTACACGACATTGCGACATGGCTACTACGCTCCCGTATCGACAACGTACAGGCGGCAATGAACAACCTCATCTTTGTAGACCCCACAAAAGTAGCCGTCTCTGACCTCATCGACAGGAACCCGTGGGGCATCATACGCTCTTTGCCGGGGCAGAACCCTGGTGATGGGGTCTTCATAGCTAACGTACCCGACATTACTCGCGGTCACTGGAACGATATTGGAGCCTTGTCGGAGATGAAACAGCGGCTTTCAGCCGCTTCCGACGCACAGCAAGGTATGCCCACTCCTGGCTCAGACCGCACAACTGCATACGAGGTACAACGTCTGACCCAGCTAGGATCACAACGACTTGGCGTCCTATCACGCATCATATCCGCTACATCCATACGGCCCCTCGTCCGTATGTCGATTGAGAACATACAGGACAGCCTAGCCTACAACGGTTCAATCCGCATGGCGGCTGACACAGTAAACGAAACCCTACGTCCTATGATCACTGACGGGTATCTCGATTACGACAGTGCCGCCTTGCAAGGTGACATCGAATACCTTGTAGTTGATGGAACCCTACCAATCGAGCCTAGTCGCTCCCCTCAATCGTGGCTCAACGCTGTGCAAGTTGCCACGCAAAGTGGCCTTGGTATGGAGTTAGACTTGAAAGCAATGACCCTCG